GCTGAGTATAACGGTCGGTTGTCAATCATTGACTATAAGACAGCCTCTAAGATTAAAAAGAAAGAATTTATCGGAAACTACTTTCAGCAAGCAGCAGCATATTGTGTGATGTTTGAAGAAAGGACTGGCATCCCTATTGACCAAATTGTCATTATCATCGCTGTAGAAAACGAACCAGAGCCACAAGTGTTTGTGGAAAAGCGTGATGATCATATACACAAATGTATTGAAACTATAGCACTATTCAAGGAAAGGAATGATACTGTTGAGTAAATGGGACGAGAATAAAAGAGAATTGACAGAGCAATTTAAATCGTTTGACGTTATAACAATTAATGGATGGCAATTAAAGATATCTTGTCTGGGGAAACAAGTCATGGTAATGGCTATGCATCCTATCTTTGACGAGACCGAGGTTCAGTTCTTCCAAGACTTTGTTAAAGCACATGCTTGGATAGAAATGATCACTAACGATTGGTATGATGATAATTATTAATGACTGGTATTGATTATGAAAAGATTGATGATGATATTGATGATGTTACCGACAACCGCAACAGCCGCAGAATACACGGATGTTGATGTTACATGGCTTGCGAAGAATGTGTACTTTGAAGCTAGAAATCAAGGAATAGCTGGACAACTTGCTGTTGCCAGCGTCACGTTAAATAGGGTTGCGGACAGACGTTTCCCGAACACCATTAAAGAAGTAGTGACACAGAGCCTCTATCGCAATAGCTGGAGAGACGGCACGCCAATTCCAATCAAACATAAATGTCAATTCTCTTGGTGGTGTGACGGTAAGCCTGACACTATCCATGATTGGAAAACATATAATAAGATTAAAAAATTGATGTTGACATTCACCACTAATCGTAGTATAATAGACATAACTGAGGGAGCAACACATTATCATGCAGATTATGTTTTCCCAGATTGGGCAGCAACAAAACTTAAAACGATCGAAATTGAAGATCATAAATTTTATAGATGGGAGTAGTTCATGGTTGATGTCATGACGACAGCCAAGTTTAGCACTATTATAGAAAAGACAGTAATCGAGAAAAGGTTGACCTATCTAGATGCTGTTGTGTGGTGGTGCGAGAAAAACGAAATGGAAATTGAGATAGCAGCTAAGTTACTCAATACAACCATAAAGGGTAAGCTAGAAGTTGAAGCCCAAGATCTAAACTTCTTGGAAAAGGGCGCAAGACTACCTATTTAATTATGAGCAGCGAAGAAACTATGTCAGGATTTGATTGTTACAAGACCTACCTTGCAGTACAACAACACTTCACAAGAGATTCATATGACTTCTTCAAGTACAATGGCCAAGTAAGAGCCAATGAATCATCATATCAAGTTCGTAAAGATAAGTATTTCTTTGAGAAAGCGTCAAGGAAATACAAGCGTGACGATTTTATAAAGTTCTTGGTGGCTAATTATAGTGCAGGTTCAAAGCAATGGATCGGTAATCTAATGAGTGCACCAAACGAAACTGTTATGAAGAATTGGAAGAAAAAGATTGAATCATTATCTTACAGCTTCTCCGAAGAGATGGATTATCTCTACAACGTTGAAGAATCTTTTGATGAGTTGTTTGTTATGAAAGATGGGTATCACCCGATACTCTATCGTCACTATGCGCAGAATAAGATTAGCCTTGAAACCTTGGTTCTATTAGACCAGTTACTCGGCTATACAAATAGATGGAAGAAGTATGATGACATTGTCTTGAATGAGACAGTTACGCTCATCAGGAAATACTCTCCGTTTATAAGAGAATTTTCACCAATAGACAGAAGCAAGTTGAAGTCTATTGTGCTGAAAATATATTAGTTTGTTTCTTATAAATAAACTAGTAAATGGGGTTGACATTATCCCTTTTATATTATATAATGTTAGCTTATCATGAAGATGATTCGCTTTGGATAAAACGCAATAAAAACATACATCGTAAATACAGGAATAAAATATATGGCTAGTTCATTTGCAACACTCAAGAAATCCCGCAACAATTCGCTTGATAAACTAATCAACGAATCTACCAAACTTAATAGTAACTCCCAAGGAAAGAAAGGCGACGATCGTTTCTGGAAACCAGATGTCGATAAAGCTGGTAATGGTTATGCTGTTATTCGCTTCTTGCCTGAGCCAAAAGGTGAAGATTTACCATGGGTTCGTATCTTTGATCACGGCTTCCAAGGTACTGGTGGTTGGTATATCGAGAACTCTTTGACTACTATCGGTGAAAAAGATCCAATCGGTGAGTTCAACTCGCAGCTTTGGAACAACGGCACTGATGCTGGTAAAGATCAAGCTCGTAAACAAAAGCGTCGACTGTCTTACACAGCCAATATCATGGTTGTTAAGGATCCGTCAAACCCATCAAACGAAGGAAAAGTATTCCTCTATAAGTTTGGTAAGAAAATCTTTGATAAGCTGAACGAAGCAATGAATCCAGCATTCGAAGATGAGCAAGCAATCAACCCATTCGACTTCTGGGAAGGCGCTAACTTTAAACTGAAGATCCGTCAGGTTGAAGGATATCGCAACTATGATAAGTCTGAGTTTGATTCGCCTAGCGAATTACAAGACGGTGATGATGATGCTCTTGAGAAAGTGTATGAGGGTTTATACTCTTTGAACGACTTCCTTGATAAGAAGAACTTCAAGTCTTATGCTGAGTTAGAAGCGAAGATGAAGCGTGTGTTAGGTCTTACTGGATCACCTGCTCCTACAGCAAGTGCTATGGATGACCAAGCATATCAATCGTCGGCTAAAGCTGAACCAGTAGCTGAATCTTATTCTGCTCCTGCGGCTGATGCTAAAGCTGCTCCAGTAGCTGAAGCTGAGGAAGATGATTCATTATCTTTCTTTGAGAAGTTGGCTGAAGAAGACTAGAAACTCGATTAGAGTTTTAGGAAAGGAGGGAGACATTAATTTGTCTCCCTTTTTTTCACCTAGCTGTATTGTCTATTTCTACGACCACTTCGACCACGGGCTTTGTTTGGATTAGCAGTGGCTGGAATTGAAACAGTCTGATTCATACTCTGTGAAGTGTTATTAACATTAGCCGTTTGTGGTGCGACTACAGTAATGACGTTCGCAGCTCCCGCAGCAGATTGCGATCTAGCATTAACCTCAGCGCCGTCAGATGCATCTGCCCCATTGAACTTTAATAATTCGCCTAAATTTAGGCTGTCGGCATCTTTCTCTTCTTGGGAATTTCTCCCACTGGCAGCATTTTTATTTTTTTGGTGCAGTCTGGCGGCTCTCTTTTTATTTTTCTCTTGCTCAGCCGTATCTTCATCACCACCAAAGCCGAATAATTTCTTAATTCCACTTATGCCTGAAGAGATAAGATTCCCGAAGAAGTTTTTGATATAACTAATAAATTCTTGAACCTTATCGCCAATACCTTGCCATATTTCAGAGAAAGAAAAGCTATCTAGTGCTTCAGAGATTCCAGCGAATCCTAGTTTCTCGGCAACCCAACTGACCAAATCCTTAATTAGATCAAGAACCTTCATAACAAGACCGTCAATGATGCCAAAGAACGCACCGCTTATTCCGCCTATGATACCATTGGCTTTGAATCCTTCTATGAATCCCATAACACCATCAAATGCTGACATAAGGACTGTTATAGGAAAGAACACTTTGCCAATAACTCGACCAATCGAACTGGCGATCTTTAGTACAGGCTTCATTGCTTCACCAATGCCGCCCAAGAATTTGCCTATCCTACCAACACCACTAAACGCAGTTTTGACCTTTGATCCAATGCTCTTGAAGAATTCTACAACAGGTGTCAAAAACGTCTTGACCTTATTGATGCCTTTACCGATCGTGCCAAAGAATCCAAGTCTACCGAACTGTCCAGTTGCTGTTCTGAATACTCGTAATCCATTCAATCCAGCTTTGAATGCTTTGGACGCATTCTTTAATGGCGTTGATAATCTCTTGAAGAATGCCGCAGTGTTTGTAGTGAAGTTTGAAATTGCCTTAGCCGCTGCTTCCATCTTTCTAGGGGCTATAGCATTACCAATTTTAACGAACGTTCTTCCTAACGCTTGGAGAGGCTTGACAATGGCAATTCGAGTGAATAGTTTAGCTGTTCTTGCTAATTGCTTTAGTGAATGCGTTAAACCGCTGAGCATACCCGCAGCCAAAGCAATAGGCGCTAAGAGTAAACCAAGACCAAGACCAATGCCTTTACTAGCCTTTTCTGCGGCTACATCAAGAAGATCACCAAATCCCTCAATCAAAGCCTTTTCCATTGATGACAAGTTATCACGGATATCTTCAAATATCCCTGCTGTTACTTCGTCGCGTCTGCCTTGCTCTCTCGCATTCTCAATACCTGCTAGATTGTTGCCTGACAATCCTCTAGCCATACGCTGTAGGAATGTTGTGGCTTCTTCAGAACTTGCTTGTTGTTCTTCATTAGATTGTATCAGGTCGTTAAAGTTTTCTTGTAGCGTGCCGATCAACAAATCGCCGTTTGCATTGACCTCCTCATTCTGCGCAGCCAACTCAGCTTGGTTAGCCCTAAATGCGGCTAACATCTCAGCTAGTTCTTCCTCACTAGAACCTGCGGCAATGGCTTCTCTAGCCAAACGCATTTCATTTAATAGAGATATATTATTAGCACCAAGAGTTTCTTCAAGACTTGCGGCTTCTTCCTCACCATTCTGTAAGAGCATTTGCCCTACATCATTGAAACTTGTGCTGATCCCTTCAAGATTGATCCCATACTCTGCAGCATTGGCTCTGAATGATTCAGCAACTTGTTCTTGCGAGTCTGCGAGTTCTTTCTGTGACTTTAATAGAAGAAGTTCTTCGCGGGTGATACCGATCTTAGAGGCTAGTTGTTCCTCTTCACGTTTCTGTATCCTTGCTTGTCCAAAACTAGTCTTATCAAATGACTCTTTAATAGACTTAAATGGATTTTTAAATTTCTTATCTCTTTTGGCAAACTGATTAAGTGCCATACTAGCGGCACTCAACTCACCAATACCAGAACTGAAGTTTCTAACCTGATCAGAGAATGCTTGAGATTGTTCAGCAGCACGTCTATTCGCATCAATAGACGTTTGCATCGCTTCAGTTACAATTGGTGGGAGTGCCATTTTCTATTCCTATTTCTTTTTCATTGCTTGTGATGTAAAGAACGCCGCAACGATACCAGCAACAGCAACAAAGTATGTTGGTGCCATACTACCCAGAGTCTTCTGTGCTTCGTCTAAGCCTGCTAGTGAGGCGAGTACAACAGCGAATGGGTATAACAATAATCCGCCCAATGCGAACCATGTCATGTTGCGTTGAGCATCACGCATAGCATCTTGATCTTCAAGCTCTTTGCGTTTAAACTCAAGGTACATTGCTTCTTCTTCAGCAGTAACCTTACCGTCACCATTTGTATCGGCTGGATGGAATATCTTTTCTTCTGACATTATAACCCCTATTTTTGATTCTTTTGTTGTTCTTCTAATTCATCGAGATGATGTTTCAATAAAGTAACATAGATATCTCGTTCAAATGGTATCATATTGTCGAGTTCACTCAAGCTATACTTATGATGCTGCATCATTGCAAAGTTCAACTGGTACATATTTGCTAATGAGTCATGCACCATGCTTACATAAAAAAACTTTGCATACCCTCCAGAACCAAGCTATCTTTCTCGCCACATTCAGGACATGTCCATTCAATAGTGTGAGACAGCTTTGGTGCTGCTTGGAAAAAATCTGTAATCATTTTAAACTGTGCTGTGTCTAATTGTTCTAGCCACTTAGACATCTCGTCTCTGGTGAAATCATCGTAGACTTCAGAAGCATCATAGATGTATTCAACACAACTAACAACCAATTCAAAAAGCTGAGATGTAGAATTTGTATCAAGCGAATTGACATCGTTCATGCCAGCATATCGCAACTTGATTCCAAGCTCACCATTCAAGTCAATCTTTCCGTCACTAATGTCACCGCCCACATTAATTTCATCAATGTTTATTACTACGTCTGTGCGGTGCTTACATACAGATTCTTTGTCGCTATGGGCAAGTTTCAATTCAATAACTTCACCCACAGACTTTGATCTGAGCTTCAGAAATAGATATTCTACATCAAATGTCGCAAGGCTATCTATATCGATCTTACTGATGATACACGATGATAGGATATTAGTGATCGCATTCCCTATCTCTTTCTCATCACCACCTTCAAGTGCCATAAGAAGAATCTTTTCTTCCCTCACCAAAAATGGTCTATATTTAATTTCTTTACCAGTAGATGGTACTTTCGTAACAAATTCTGGAGCTGTTAACTGGGGTAAACTCATTATGTTCTCCGACTATATTATATTAATTATTTAAAATAAACCTTTTATCACTGCAATTTTGTTCTTCACACCACCTATCTGAGCATTAATGCTCGCGAGCTTGGCTTTGCCCTTTTCAAATGCACCTGATATGTTACCGAATCCTGGAATACTTATGCTCCCAGAAATACCGTCTCTATCAATCTTAAAGCTGCCACCAATACCTTTGGATGATTGGTTTTGCTTATTGAACACACATGTGTAGTTCTTGTACGCAAACGTAACATTCATTCTCAATGGTGCTTCTTCACCCCATGCCATAGCAATAGGATTTATTACAATTGGATATGCTTCGTTCAATGTGTGGATAGACCGCAATTCACCAGTAGAACCATATTGTCTGATCACTATAGTTCTTGCGTAGTTGTCGAAGTATCTGACATTGAATGAATTATTGACCGCTCGTGTGCGAGCGTTGCCGCTTGGATTAAACGCACCAGTGTTGACCATCTGGTCTTGCCAAATCTCAAAGTATTCTTTCTCACGGATATCCTCACTCAATAAGAAAGATACTGAGATGTCACCATACGTTTGACCATAAGCAACTTTATTGATTGGACCATAGTTGTTGAACGAATGCTCCACAGTCGATATTCCACGTCCTGGAAGTTCAGTCGCGTCTGCGCGATACTGCATGTCTCGCTCAGTCTCGCCATCGCCAGCACCATGTATAAAAATATCAAAGTGTGATCCCTTTGCTATACCACCAATGTTGATACTTGAAACTATGTCATTTACACTAAATGGCATTACTTTAACATCCTTCTGCTGTCCGCAAACACTTTTGACTTTCTTGCTTTCTCGAATCTTTCGGTCGGTAAGAATAAAGCTGTGTCCCACTCAGTGGAATTTATCTCTATGAACTCCGACTTCACCTGACTCGAAAGATAATGTTTAAAAGTCGGTTTAAAATACTTATACTTAGAAGCACTATTTAGTACATCGTAAGAGATTTTCAGCTTCGTTGACGCATCATACTTAGTATTATTTGTTATACTATATAATGAATCCATCAATTTAGCACGAAGCTGAGGTGGAAGATAATGTAAATTAATTCCATAGAACCCACCAGCTGCTGGACCAACCATAAAAATAAGCGGAAACTTATCGTAGTATGGCAGTGTCTTTGCTCCCTTTGGATCGTATCTAAAATGATACATACGTCCAATCAGAACACGTTTCGATTTATCCATATCAGAGAGTATGTTTGATGGATACGCAGAAGCACTTCTTTGCTTGCGTGCCTTGTCTCTGTACCAATCTCTGGCAGCTTGGGTACGAGCTGGGATCTGTCCCTGTCGCACACCTTTAAGTAACATGTCGTCGAATACTGAAGCGATGATCTTATCCTCTTGTTGATACTATTTAGGAGACTTCTTGAACAATTCTTTCTCGGTAAGTATCTGAAACTTCCAATTTCTGTCCTTACAATACTCTACAGCAGCTTCCCATTTAGCTTGATTCACACCCCATGTTTTAACTTCATTTAAATACTTTTTTGTCAATCTCTTCTGTGCTTTGGGGGCGTGCGTCTGTCCGTATGGCTTCACTTCAATCATTATCACTTCTTTGTTACTTGTTTTAATTAAGAAGTCTACAAAGTAACGGTGTTTCTTTCCGTCAATAGGTGAACGATAGCCAATGGGGAACGGCTCAGATGCCCACCATATTATGTCAGGGTTCTTGTCAAAGTATGACATACAATTTAACTCCCAGCTCGACCTGTATGTGATGCTGGAAGAGTCTCCCTTATATTTCTCAGGAAACTTACATTGATATTTACCGCTGTAGAATTTGCTCACACCTTTCCTTATAAATAGAGTATATTGTAATACAACACGCATATTTATAAAGGTAAGTTAAATGCCAAAAATAAGTCTTAAACAATTGACATCAGCAGGCAAGTCCGTAGTTGCTTCTGCTACAGGAAAGTTGGAGAGCATAGCGGGCGCTGCTGGACAAGGCGCTTTTGGTGTTTCTATTGGTAAGAATGGGATCTCGGTAAACGCAAACTTTAATGAGTTGCTTGAGAAAAAGAAAAGAGGCAATCTTGTAAAGAGTCCTTTAGCAAACCTATTTGATAATCCAAAGATACAAGACCAATTACAATTCCCGTCAACACTTGATAATGATCACTATATGATCTTCAGTGTTATCGAGACGAATCGTAAGAATAGAGAAGTCGCGCCAATTAAGCGAGTGACAAGAAACATTATTCTCCCTATACCATCAAACCTGAATGTATCATATGGCGCAGACTATGAGAATGCTGAGCTTGGTGTATTTGGGGGCGCAGCTGCTGGGCAGGTTGATTTTGCTGGCTCTGGCGGCGATATCGGCAATCTAATTAGCTCAAAGATAAAGGGCGCTATTGCTGGCACAGGTAGTGGTCGTGAAGAATTGTTATCTGCTGGTGCGGCTGCGGCAACAACAGCGGCGGCAGGTTCGGTCGGTGGTGGTCTTGGTGCGTTGCTTGCGGGTGGTGCTACAGCAGGTGGTGTCGCAGCAGGTATCGGTAAGAATGAAGGCATTGCAATAAACCCTCATATGGCTGTCATGTTCAAGGGTGTTGGATTCAGAGAGCATGAGTTTGCGTATAAATTTATTGCCCGAAACATGCAAGAGTCTGAGCAGATTAAAAAGATAATCAACACCTTTAAATACCATATGCACCCAGACTTCTTTGCGGGCAATCTCGCATTCAGTTATCCCGATGAGTTTGTGATCAACTTTGCTGATAGCATTTCAAGTAACTTATATTCTATTGGCGATTGTGTTCTCAAGAACTTAAACATCAGTTATAATTCGCAAGGAGTCCCTTTGTTCTTCGAAGATACTGGCGCTCCTGTTTCTGTTGAGATAACATTACAATTCCAAGAAATGAAAATCATCACTAAATCTGATATGGACAATCCGAATCAAACAGGGTTCTCAGTTGGAGGAGAAAGCAGCTAATGTCAAAATACTTTTCATATTTCCCAACAACACCGCATGATATTACAAACGAAAACCGAACGGTTAAGTTAACAAACATCTTGCGCAGATTTAAAGTAGATTCAAGTCTAAAAGATAGAGCACTGGTCTTTTATGATTATCAAATTCAAGAGGGTGACCGCCCAGACACAATAGCCGAGAAGTATTATGGTAGCGCCAATTATTCTTGGTTGGTTATGCACTTTAATGATATGAATGACGTGTTGCGCGACTTCCCATTATTCGGAGATAACTTCGAGAATTTCGTCGCAGGAAAGTATGGTTCTGTTGCTACAGCTCAGAGCACTATCCATGAGTATAGGATATTCTGCAGACATAGAGATGCGAATGGTGTCGACACACCAGCCAAAAAACGAACTCTTATTGACGGCACTATAATCGAAGAAAGGGTATTGGTCGTTGACCTGACAACATTCAACGCAACCGACAGTGCATACAAATATAATGTAGCTGGCGTGACAAAGTATGATTACGAAGTAGAGTTGAATGAAAAAAGGCGCGACATCGAATTGTTGGATGTTAAATACTTACCAACTGTACGTGATGAAGTTGAAAATGTACTCAGGAATGGCATCTAATAATGGCAATGACAGGCGATAGTGCAGTAGGATACAATAAACCTGGAGACGTTGATGTCAGGTCATTCACACTTGTATCATCATCAGGGCAGGTAATTGAGATTGAAGATCTAGTATTAGACTTCAGCATCTTTCAGAATCTGTTTGAGCATTATATGACTTGTGAAATTGTTATCAACGATTCAGTCGGTCTTATCAATACGCTCAAGGGTGATCCAGACTCTAACGTGCAAGGCGGGTTTGGCGGGCTAGAACTATTGTGCATTTCATATAGATCAAATAGTGATGATCTTGAGTGGAAGAATCACATATTCTCGCTATATGAATTGTCAGATAGAAGTAAGATTGCCGAAAGAAGTGAAGCATATATCCTCACAGGCATTAGCATTGAAGCTGTGACGAACGCTTCACAAAAGGTACACAAATCGTTTGGTAACGGTGGTGGCAATAAAATTTCTAATATGATTAGCTCTGTTATGAAAGAGTATTTCTATAATCCAGTTATTAATGGTTTGTATTATGATCTAAGAACTGTTTGTGGGTTCCAAGTAAGTAAGCCTCCAACCATAGACGAGACAACAGGAGCACAACGCTACATAATACCAAACCTTTCTGTTGATGATACTATAGACTTCTTTGCTGATGAGTCAGACTCTGATGATCACATCCCATACTACGTTTTCTATGAGAATAGTCATGGATTTAATTATCGCAATATAGGATCTCTTGTCCAGCAAGAGGTTAAAGAAACATTTACATATGCTATAATGAATAGCGACACAGCTGTTGGCGATGCAGAAAAGAATTATGATCGAAATAAAATAATGTCGTTTAATGTAATTAAGCAAGCTAATTTCTTAGACAATATAGAACAAGGTTTATACAAAACGCAATCAACACACATCGATCTACTTAAAAAGACTAAGCGTGTGACAAACTTTGATTATGAGAAACACTTTGATAAGTTTAAGACATTACAGTCATTGAAAATTGCAGGTCTCGTAGAAAAGCCATCAATATCAAGACTATTCACAACAGACCACGGCAGAGATTCTGACACAAACTTCCAGCCCGAGAAACCATTACCGAAAACGTCTAATGAAACTGCAGGACACACAGACTCATACTCTACTCACATCTTCAATACGATGATGGAAGTTACTGTTCCTGGAGACAGTGAAATTGATGTTGGTGACGTCATTTATTTGACAATCCCACCATCAGCCATCACGGAAGACCAAGAAGACGGGGAAGATAAATACCTGAGTGGTAAGTATATCGTAACAAAAGTTCGCCAAAAAATGCTAGGCAATAATGGCGATACATCAACTACAATAATGGAATGCGGCAAGGACACAGGTATAAAAGTATGATTCTCTCGTTTAAAGAAAAGCAATTAATGGAACAATACCAACAGCTTGAAGAGAAGCTGATCATGTTTAATAACGGCGCTCGTTATGGACAGATTGTTTTCCTTGCTGGAGGCGCAGGTTCTGGTAAAGGGTTTGCTTTAGCCAACTTTATGGAAGGTGATAAGTTTAAAGTCCGTGATGTTGATGTGTGGAAAGAAGCATTCCTTAAAATCAATGAGTTGAAAGGTAAATATCCAGAGATAAAGGGATTGAACCTCAGTAAGCCAGCTGATGTATTCAAGCTACATGAGTTCACAAAGAAGTTTAAAATAAAAGAAAACTCATTAACCGCAATGTTGAATGATGTTGTTCGATCAGGTTCTGCCAAGAAAGGCACATTACCAAACATCGTATTTGATATTACATTGAAAGATTTAAAACAAATGACCGAAGTTTTGAAGTTGGTCGAGGCTGTAGGATATAAGCCCAAAGACATTCATGTAAACTGGGTCTTAACAAAGTATGAAGTTGCTGTTCAGAACAACCAAGAAAGACCACGCATAGTGCCTGATGATATTCTCCTGAAGACACACAAGGGTGCTGCCCAAACAATGTCCGAGATTGTCAAAGGTAACTTGCCGAGAGGTGTTGACGGTCAAGTAAATGTCATTCTTAATAATAGAGAAAACACAATACCAAGACTCAACAAAGACGGAAAGGTTTTTGTTGGTAAAGGTGGTAATATTGTAGTAAAAGATTTCACATACTTGCGTCTGAAGAAAGAAGGAAAGCCTTTCTCAAAAGAATCGGTTGTCCAGAAACAAGTATTTGATTGGATTAAACAAAACGCTCCGAAGGATGCGTTATCAACAATAGACGAACCGAGGATGTAAAAATGCCATTACCTGGATCACAAAGAGAAAAGTTCTTATCTGAAGTTGCTGGAGCGAAAACTTCGCAGCCAGAATTCTTACAAGAAATTAAACTGCCGAAACATGATGTGGAGCAATTAGATGAGCAACCCAAAGCAAAAAAGCCAAAAGCAAAACGCGGAAGAAAGAAAAGTTAGCTCAGAAGAAGTCGAGTTCGATCACCTCAGTGATGGAGTGGATCAAAAAGAAAGCACCAAAAAAGCGTTAAAAAATGGTTTGTTATCGTTTCTGAAACATGCAGAAACAAAAGGTAAATAATGCGAGAGTATATTGGTAGAGGCGACTTCACTTGGTTTGTGGGTGTAGTTGAAGATAGAAACGATCCAGTTCAGTTGGGTCGGGTTCGCGTGCGTGCGTATGGTTGGCATAATGAATCATTAGATGCAATCCCTACCAATGAACTGCCATGGGCTATTCCAGTCAATGGTGTTAGCTCGGCATCCGTAAGCGGTTTTGGCAATTCACCTACTGGTCTGTTTGAAGGCTCATGGGTTATCGGATTCTTCGCAGATGGAGAGCGTGCTCAGGAGCCAATGATCCTCGGGTCATTAGCAGGCATCCCAACTAACCTTGCGGACACCGCACTTGGATTTAATGATCCTAATGGTAAGTATCCAACAGAAGTCAATATTCCAGATGTAAACAAACTAGCTCGTGGCGAGAACACTAAGGTACATGAGCTTGACACTACCATACCTGAGCCTGCTGCTCCCTATGCTGCTGTATATCCATACAACCATGTATATGAATCAGAGTCTGGACACACCAAAGAATATGACGATACGCCAGACGCAGAAAGAATACGTGAACGCCATAAGAGCGGAACGTTTTATGAAGTGCATCCAAACGGCGATCGTGTAACTCACATTGTAAATAACAATTATACTATTGTTGCCTCTAATAATGATGTGCATATTAAAGGTGTTTGTAATCTATTCATTGATCAGGATTGCAACACAACCATTGGCGGTGACTGGAACATTAATGTGACAGGCGATAAGAACGAAACTATTGGTGGTGAGGTTGTAGAAACATACAGCAAAAGTAAAACAACAAAGATCACTGACAACATAGTCGAATCTGTTGGTGGTAGTGTGACCGAAGATTACACTGGAAGCCAGAAAACATCTGCTGCTTCTATGGACATTAATGGCGGTTCAGCTATTGACATGGACGCTGGAAGGATTGATCTAAACTAATGCCTGCTATCGTACGAAAAGGAACAGACTCACACATTGGACACGCAAGTCCAACACCCAGCCCATTCCACAAAACATCATATGCTGCAGGGTCAGGTAATGTGTTTGTAAATGGTGCGGCTGCTGTAAGGGTTGGCGATAAAACTGGTTGCGGCGATCCTGCGACTGGTGGTTCAGGTAGTGTGTCCGTGAATGGTATTGCGGTACATCGTAAAGGCGATGCAACTGGCGGTCATGGATCGTGGGTTGGTAATGCTGCTGCTACTGGTTCAGGTAATGTTTTCGCTGGCGGTTAAATGGCGTTATAAATAGATTACAATACTTAGAGAAGTACATCTCTATTATACATGAGTTTCAATTACAAGTCAAGGTTTATTTTATGATACATGATAATTTAATTAGTTTGTTTGAGTTATATAATGCTGAGAATGAGAAGTTTAGTCAAGGCAATAAAGCAGCTGGAACCAGAGCTAGAAAGGCATTAGCCGAAATTTCAAAGCTGTGTAAAGACAGACGAAAAGAAATACAAGAATCTAAAAACACTCAATAAGTAGAGAGAAATGGCAGAGACTAAAAAAGAATTGTTTAGTGACATCGGTCTTGGGTTCTTCGCACACCCAAAGACTGGGGCACTCACACGCAAGACTAACAGAGAAGCAGTTAGACAATCAGTCAAGTCATTGGTGCTAACGGACTATTTTGAACGACCATTCAAATCGAACATTGGTTGTAGTATTCGTTATTACTTATTCGAACTATTCACCGCAGCAGTAAAACAGCAAATGGAATCTGCGATTCGCGAGGTCATAAAGAACTATGAGCCACGTGCTGATGTGATTGAGGTGTTAGTTGAAGAAAACAGAGAAAAACACATGTTGACCGTATCAGTAGCATTTATGGTACTCAACGATCCAGAACCAGTCGTATTAGACGTTATACTAGAAAGAGTCAGGTAATGGCAGCAAATACATATTTACAAGTTACTGAATTAGATTTTGCGGATATCCGCACCAATCTTCAGACATATCTCAGCACCCAATCACAGTTCAAGGACTATGACTTTGAAGGATCTGCTATGTCAGTTCTTCTTGATGTCTTGGCATATAATACGCACTACAATGCATATTACTTGAACATGATCGGTAACGAGATGTTCTTAGACACAGCCCAGCAGCGTGATTCTGTAGTATCGAGAGCAAAGGAATTAGGATACGTTCCTATTTCTGCTATCGGCGCAACGGCTGATGTGACACTGAACTTCACTGGCGTTGCTGCTAGTGTTCCTCAGTTCACTGTACCAAAGAACTCAAAGTTCACTACATCTATTGATGATGTTACATACACATATGTGACGACTCAAGTAGAAAAGATTGACCAGAGTGCGACAGGAACTTTCTCTAAAACGATCACGATTAAAGAGGGCGAGCCACTCACGCATGCGTGGACGGCAAGTGCTTCTAATCCAGTTCGATATGTTATTCCAAACAACGGCGTAGATACTACAAGCATCACTGTAAGCGTCCAAGAATCAGCTGCAGATAGCACAGTGACTGAGTTCACTAGAGCAACAAATGTCAATCAGGTTTTTGAAACGTCTCCAGTATTCTTCCTTGAGGAAGCGAGCGACAAAAAATATGAGTTGGTGTTTGGGCAAGGCGGTCTTGGTAAAGCTATTAAATCAGGCAATATCATCAAAGCGTCATATCTCGTATGTAGCGGTGATGCTACTAATGGTGCAAATACGTTCTCTGTTGAAAGTATCTCCACAGGTCTAACACCAACGCCAACAGCCACGATCACTGCAGTGACTAAGAACGCTGCAGGCGGCAGAAGTCAAGAGGATGTCGATTCAATAAAGTTCAATGCTCCTAGAAACTTCCAGACACAAAACCGTGCCGTTGTTGCTAATGACTATCAAAGAATATTATTAAGTGAAAACCCAGACCTCCAGTCTGTTATTTCTTATGGCGGTGAAGAAGCAACACCACCTGCTTATGGTAAAGTTTATATTGCGGTCAAACCGTTTGATGAGCAGTTTGCTACAGCAACAAGAAAGCAGGCGATCCGCGAATCAATTAAAACCAGAACGCCACTAGCCATTGATCCCGTGATCATTGATGCTGATTATGTGTACTTGATCCCGACAATATCCACATACTATGACACTACAAGAACCACATTGTCATTAAGCAGTGTGGAGCAGATGATTCGGGATTCAATCGACTCTTTTGCTTCAACTAACTTAGAGCGATTCGGTAATAAGCTGCGATATTCACGGTTTGTTCGTGCGCTCGACAACACTTCTACAACAATCTTAAATAATGATGCTGCTATTAAAGTTCAGAAAAGGTTTGTTCCTAACGTCAATGTTGCGGAAAACGTTTTGTTGTCTTTCCAGAATGAGCTGAGACCATCAACTATCGAGTCAACCGAGTTCACTTATAATGGATTCTCTGCATATCTTGGTGATGATGGGGCAGGAAACGCCACAATCTTCAGATACAGTGACGCTAACGCCAAAGTCACGATCGTCGACATTGCAGGAACAGTAAATTATACTACAGGTGAGATTGTTATCACAAACTTTGCACCGACAGCATATGCTGACATACAAATCAAAGTTTCAGCCAAGCCAGAGAATTTTGATATTAATTCGGTGAGAGAGCAAATATTGCTTATGAATTCCTCCGACGCTACGATAAATGTATACGGCGAGCAAGGTTAATGACTATAAAATCGAAACTATCAGCTGTTGTCGCGAATCAGTTTCCAGACTTCTATAAAGAAGAGGGCGAGAACTTTCTTGCCTTTGTGGAAGCGTATTATGAATACATGGAACAGAACGGTAAGCTGACTGACGCCATACAGAATTTAGAAGATTATCGTAACATCAATACAACTCTTGATGAGTATTTGACACACTTCCAAGAAACTTTATTGCCATCGGTTCCGTATAATGTCGCTTCTGATAAGAAGCTGTTAGCGAAATACATAAAAAATTATAATAGTTCTAGAGGGACAATCGCCTCATACAAGCTATTATTCAGAGCAATTTACGATGAGCCTGTAGAGATAAACTATCCTGCGGATCAGATGCTCAAGGTTTCGGACGGTGATTGGAACTTAGATCGCTATCTTGTTACGACACACAACAAAAAGAACTATGCGCTTATCGGCAAAACAATTCGTGGTGCTGAATCAAAAGCTGAAGCTCTTGTCGAAGATGTGGTTGGTCGTGTTATAAACGGCAGAGACTTGATGCAGATCAATGTCTCGAATGTTAAAGGGTCATTCAACCATTTAGAAGTTGTCTCTCTCGCTTCCGATGCTAATTTGTCAGGACATACGATCACCGTTGAAGCTGGTATCTCTAAAATTACTATTCAAGACGCTGGAGCACAATATGCTGCTGGCGACATTGTTGACATAATCTCAGAAAAGACTGGTGCGTTTGGTAAGGTTGTTGTGACAGAAACAGTCGACCTTGGTGGTGCGTTGACATTTAGTATCTTAGATGGCGGTTCAGGTTATACTGCGGGATTCACAGACAGTCAGGTTGGCGGCACAACGGTCAGCATCGGGTCAGTTATCGCAGGTGACGGTATTACTCCTGGATCTTTTCAAATCGGTCTTGGTGATCTCACAGACACCTTTGCCCTTTCAATGAACACCAACTTGATTGCTAGTAATAACATATTCGGCACACTTGCTCCTACAGTTACTGATGGCACAAACACCAATAATTTAATGTCGACACTCCAACATACGATTATTGGCGCTCCAACTCTCGGCTTCCCAGAACTCGAAGAAGTAGTTGATAACCAACATTATAGAGATAACAAAGACGCAAGACTTTTGGTTGCCAATACTGGCGCTGCTTTTGCAGTTGGTGATAAGATATATGGCAGCTCATCATATGCCAATGGCACTATTGTTGCAATTGGAGCATCATCGGCTGATGGCGCTGCAGTATTAGAAGTAGACACATTCGGTCTATTCACTTCTTCTATCAGAAATATGCTCAGAGACACTGAAGAAATACAAGAGAATGATCACTGGACTTCATCTAGAAGTGATGTTCCGTCATCAAATGACGTTGTTGCGCCAGATGGTTCAACAACCGCTGAGAACCTCATAGAAGGCACAGAAACAGACACAGACCATTTTCTTGGTGTTAAGGGTGCTGCGAGAGCAGGCGAGGGAGATGGCAGCGTATACTACACATTTTCTGTATATGCTAAACCGATTGCTGCAGGGTCTAAGAGATATATCAATTTCAGAGGACTAAGTAGAGGCGCTAACTACCCTATATTTGATATTGATTTAGGTAAAGTTGTCCACGCAGGAACTCAGTGGACAGACACTAAGATAGAACCTGCGGGCAACGGTTGGTGGAGATGTTCAAGCAGGACTAATCCTGCTAGCACCAGCACTGGCTGGCGTATCGGCATGCAAATAACAGAGAACACAACTGGTCCAAACGGATTTCAATATACTGGTGATGGTGTATCTGGCGCATCTATTTGGGGTGCTCAGCAAGAAGTGGGCTATCTAACATCATATCAAAGAAAGCAAGAAGATAGTCAATTTGTAGATAATGATACGGCTGTTGCAGGCGAATTTGGTAAAGGCGAATTTATTTTCAAGACCAATTCAGAAAAAAACTCAGGCACAAACATGGGTGAGGTCACAGCCTTCCATGCAAATACTATCGGATACCATCTAGTTGAATTTGCTAACAATGCAGGAACAACTGTTGTGGTAGGAGATGAGTTTGTTGGTGATGAGCCTAATACAGCTAACACTGCAGACTCAGCAATAACTGGAGACGAATTATATTCTTTCGGTGTTGTTAAGCATGTTATCTCTGATACTCCTGGAGGATATGAACATTTGCCTCTCGCCAATACAGTTCAGTCAGGAACAATCAGCAGTAGCGGAACAACAGTAACAGGAACAAATGTTGGCGTCAATTTATCAAAGCATGATGCTATCAAAGCAGGCGATCAGACTAGTCGAAGAGTCACCGCAGTAAATAGCGCAAATGAAATTACAGTAACACCAGCATTCTCTCCTGCATTGACCAATGCAGCATATGGTAAGGGTGGGGTGTATAGGAACTTAGTTAAAGCGCGAGTCACTTCTAACACAACATCAGCAATAGCACACCAGTTCCAGACTGGTCCATTCCAAGGATTCAAAGAAGGTGAAGGTGTAGCAAAAACAGGTTCTGCCACAATAGTCGGCAATGTTGCATACACAACATCCAATACTGCATATGAGAACGCTTACACTTCTTTGAGTGATTCACTTATCTTTAAGAATAGCATATTCGGATCTATCGACAGATTATCAAACCGTATTGGCGGTACTGGATTTACTGTCGCTCCAGACGTTATTGTCAGAGAGAATGACATTGCCGCATTAGGTATTGGTGAGCAGTATCTCACACTACAGTCTGATAATGTCAATTGGGGTACGGGCGATTCGCAAGTAACAGTATTAGACACTAATGATGCAGTCGCACAAACATCTACTGGCGCAAGCGGTGATATTAAAGGTGGTGTGATAGGGAGCAATGTTCCAGCTACAATTGCTCATGCTAATGGAACTTATGAAACAACGATTCGCGTCTGGCAGAAGATGTTACAGAGAAGTCCTGGAAACATAAGTTTTGTCAATAACACAACAGTAGCAATAAATATCCACGGCTCTGAGTATGTTCCTGGAACTACAGATACCAGAACGCCAACTGCAACTGGATCAGCAAAGATTGTGAAGATTGTTGATAGGGGCGTGTTAGGTGATAACGCATCGGTTCGTGCAGACATAGGCGCTGACGGCACGATAACTGGTGTCCGTGTAGTTGATTCAGGATTCTCACATGAGCAGAATGAACTCGTGCGCTTTGCCGAGTCAGGCAGAACGGACTCAACGCAAGCACTGGCGAATCTGACGTTACAGAATGTAGCCAACTCTGAAGGATATTATTCTAGCTCTAGAAGTCACGTTTCTACAAAGCGAGGAATCATACAAGATAGCAATAAGTATCAAGAATTCTCATACGAGATAGCGACACCTTTAAGTTTACAAAGATATAGAGATGTTGTATTAGACCTTGCACATCCAGCGGGACAGAACTTGTTTGGACAATATCAATCAAGTTCTGACATTGCTGCTGACGTTGTAGTCACAGCCAATAACGTAACACGGATTCAAGCTACTGGCACATTCTCGATCGCCAACGGCAGTCAAAACATTATTGGTGTTAACAGCGATATGCAGAATGAATTTATTAATGGTGGCGTATTTATATTGGAAGTTTCTGCCAATCAGTACTATAGACTTCCACTAAATATAGTATCGAGTGCAACGCAAGCAACAACGCATGTGACATGGTCGAATACGAGCATATCATCGGCTAAAGCATATTACATAACAGGACAATAAGTTAGATGCCAACATACACATATCCAACCAAAGAATTGTCGATCAATAATGCAAAGGCATTTATCGCTGCTGTGAATGAGACTGACACCGTATCAGTGAAAAAGTCTGCTATCCTCTATGCGTGTATCGGAAACAGTAATGTGTGGTCTGACGAGCCTAATCCGAGCGAACCAGAAAGAAACATTGCAACCAAGCACTTTAAAGTTAAGCGCGAGATGTTTGGTGCGAAGAGAATTACACCAGCAGATGTTTCCCATGTTGTCACAAGACATAACTGGGTTAGTGGTACGATTTATGCCATGTACAAACACACGACTATTGATCCGTACGATCCTACAAAACAACCATTCTATGTTGTCACTGACCAATTAAATATCTACAAATGTCTGAACAACAATAGCGGCGCAGTATCTACAGTTAAGCCTACTGGATTTTCAACTCTCCCGTTTACTGCTTCTGATGGATATACATGGAAATACATGTACACAGTTTCATTAGGTGACTCTGATAAATTCATGACTTCGACACACATGCCTGTTAAAACGATAACGGCATCCGACACATCAACAGAATCTGATAGACTTCTAGCCGTTCAGAATGCTGCGGTAGATGGTGCAATTCAGGTCATTGAAGTGAACACTATTGGAGTTGATTATGAGGAGGTATTTGATGCGCCTGTGTCAACTGCGACTACATTGACGCTGACGGTTTCGCCATCATCAGAGATTTCAATTGATACTGGTGATAACATCTATAATGGTTCTAGCGTGTATGTTACATCAGGAACTGGTTCAGGGCAGCTGCGCAGGATTACAGACTATGACGGTTCGACAAGAACACTTTCTGTCAATACTGCATTCACCACAATACCTGCTTCGGATTCTAAAATCATAATATCCCCAACTGTTACAATTATTGGAGACGGCAATGGTGCGCTGGCATACAGTAGATTAGCGGATGATCTGAGTGGTAGTGTCGCAAGTATCGAACTTATCAATATCGGAACTAAATACACACAAGCAGAGGCTTTGGTTACTGCAAACCCATCACACGGTTCAGGCGCAACAGCAAACGTTATCATCTCCCCTATGGGCGGTCATGGCTCTGATCCTGTGCGAGAGCTTGGCGGTGATAAAGTGGGGTTGAACGTATTATTCAAAGATGTTGAGGGCGTTTCTGCTACTGGTGCAGGGTACATCCCTGTAGGCACTACATTCAGAACAGTAAGTGTTCTCAAAGATCCTATCTTAAAAGTTGACGAGAATAATGTAGCACTAGCAGATGGCACAGAAGTAGTAGCCAAGAGCATAAATAGTCCTGCAACTTTAAGGCTTACAACTCGCGCATCAATATCATATGAGAGTATAGCGGATGATATTCCAATCAACCCACTTGTTGCTGGTCAGTCTATAACTAATGAAAGAAACAGAAGTAAAGCTGCTCTTGGAACGCTTGAGTTTGTGACAGATCTTAGTGAAGTTGACAGAAACAATAATGCTATGGCAAATGCTCTTAAAGCAGCAAATGCGAATATCGTTCTTATTAAAGATGATGAGACTAAATCTGATACATCGTTCTATACATTATATCTAAATAACGTTAACAGTTATGGAAATTACACTCCATTCGTCAAAGATGACTTTATCCTCAAAGCGGGGAGTGATGCGACTACTATTGCGAGCATAGAAGACATAACTGGTCCAGAAGCAAATACTTTCTCTGGTGAAATACTTTATACAGAAAACATATCCACTGTTGATAGAACTACAGATCAAACAGAAGACATTAAAATAATACTAGATTTTTAAGGGCAAAAATAAATGACTATCGAAACAAACCTAAACCAGAGTCCTTTTTTCGATGACTTCGATGAGACTAAGAACTTTCATCGTGTGTTGTTTAGACCTGGATATGCAGTTCAGGCGAGAGAGCTGACACAAATCCAATCTATCCTTCAAAATCAAATAGAACGGTTTGGTGTTGATGTATACAAGGACGGAACAGTAATTGATGGGTGTAATGCTCAAGCTCAAGTCTGGTCATATGTGAAACTAAATGACAAGAATGCCGCTAATGCTGTTATTGTCCTTACACAATTTTTCGATACCGCTGGTGCTATTGAAGATGTGATTATTAGTGGTGCCACATCAGGTGTTACCGCAAGATTGCTTGACGCTGTTGACGGTTCTGAAACTGCAGCGCCTGATTACTTGACGGTTTTCGTGTCATATACGAACTCAGGAACAGATGGCGCAACAAAGACCTTTGCCGACAATGAAGAGTTAACATTCACTCGTATTTCTGACAGTGCGGTTATTGCGACCACCACCACTATTGCTTCGGCTGCAGCTGGCACTGGTACTGGCGCACACGTTAGTGCTGGTACAGTTTTCCACAAAGGCAACTTCATCAAGGTGAGCGAGCAGGCGAAAGTCGCAAGCAAATATGAATCACTCCCAAGCATACGTGTTGGTCTAGAGACAAAAGAATTCATCATCGATTCATTCCAAGATTCTTCGCTTCTCGATAATGCGTCAGGATCTACGAATTTCTCTGCTCCTGGAGCGTCAAGATTAAAGCTGACTCCAACAATCGCTACACGCCCATTAGTAGATACAGGCGTGACAGAAACAACTGGATTTATTCCGCTATTTGATATTCAAGAAGGTCGCATCATACGCAACTACACCGATGGCCAATTCTCTGGGGTAGCTGATGAACTTGCCAAAAGAACATATGAAGAATCTGGCGATTATTCTATCGAACCATTCGTCCTGACTGTAGACGAGCATTTAAATGATGGTGTCACAGGCGGCACATATCTTTCTACTGAGGCTGATAACGAAGCTGGTCTTACAGAACAAGGTGATGCATCAAAATTAGTTGTTGAGGTTGATCCATCTGTAGGTTATGTTCAAGGTTACAGAATAGAAACAACTGATAAAATCAGACAAAGCATATCAAAAGCAAATACGTTTGCTAGACGTGAAAATGTTGTTGTTGGACAAGGTATTGGTAACTACATCATATGTGATGAGGTTATGGGCATCTGGAACTTTACAGACCTACAAGAAGTGAAATTCTACGCATCGCCTCAAAATGTTATCAGTACTGTTGCGTTTAATGACCACTCTGTTGCTGGCACTTTAATCGGTTCGGCTAAGATTCGTGGAATGCAATGGCATGAGGGGCAATCAGGAACATCAGCTGGCAAGTTTAGAATATATATTACTGACATTCAAATGGTGGCTGACAAATCATTCAAAGATGTCCGCTCATTATATGTTGCTAACTCGCTGGGTGCAGGAAGCCACTCATTTGCTGACGTTGTTCTTGAGCTGGACGGTAATGCTAAGGTTCAAGATGCATCTTTCGCCAAACTAGTATTTCCTATTCAGAGCAAAGGTGTTAAGACTCTTGTTCAAGCAGAAACGCAATATGTAACTCGAAAAGAAGCAGATGGTAACGTAGCGCAGAATGGTACTGTTACAATAACTCGCCCAGCCTCAGCTACTGGCGGCACAGACACAATGAATGACACAGGCACTTTGACAGGTCCAGACGAAAGAAATGTCATAATTGTAGCCAAAGAAACAGCGACAGTTACCTTATCAGGAACTATCACCTCAGGATCTATCAGCAGCGGCACAGGCACTCTAACAGGTACTAGTACTGCATTCGACACCCAACTAACTGTAGGCGACTTCTTTACATGCCATTCTGGTGTTACAACTACACTAAGGGTCGTTGAAGTCCTCAGCGCCACCTCAATTATCGTCGCTGGTGGTAATGGTAATCCAAGGGGTGTGATCACCCAACAGTTCCCTGCTGGTCATATTTTCGACACACAGTTTAAAGGCACAATTGCTGGCGGATCTACTTCTCACGATATTAATCTACAGCGAACGTTTGTGGCACAATTCGATGTCCAAGTATACTTTGATGTCTTGCGTTCTGAAGCAGTACCTGAAAGCAAAGTAGTACATAAGAGCAAGTATATCAAAATTAATACAAATACTCATGGTGCAGGGGCAAATGGTCCATGGGATCTCGGTGTCTCTGATGCATGGAAACTTGAATCTGTGTTGATGGGCGACACTAGTGTTACTCTCGCTAATGGTGTTGAATCCCTCCAATACTTTGAGCTAGATGACGGTCAACGCGACGGCTTTTATGGCGGTTCAAGATTAGTCAAGAAATCATCAGCTACTTCGGGCGCACTTAATACGACTGACAAAGGAATTATTGCTAAGTTCAGCTGGTTCTCTAGAGATACCTCTGGTGGTATTGGCTTCACCACAGTCGACTCATATCCAGTAGATGATGCTGACGCAGCAAACGCATCGAAGATCGCCACACCAGAAATTCCATTGTTTGTATCTTCAGATGGTACTGAATATGATCTGAGAGACAGCGTCGATTTCCGTCCAGCACAAGCCAATACGTGTGAGCCAAAAGCAGATCTAACTGGAATTCCTTCCAACCCAGCAGCACCATCTGTGTTTGCTGTTCACGGGACACATGGCGTATACCCGCCAACTCCAGACCAAAACTTCCAAGCTGACGTTGACGTTTATCTCCCACGCATAGATATTGTGGCTCTTCGTCCGAATGGTCTGTTTGATATTAAAACTGGTATTCCCAATGAGACTCCTGTAGCACCGACAGCTGACCCACAGGCTATGTTATTGGGGACAATAACCATTCCTGGATACCCATCACTTTCTCCAGAAGCGGCAACATATTATGGTCGTTACGATTATCAAGTGAACCTTGAACTAGAAAATAATCGAAGATATACTATGGAAGATCTTCGTGAGATGGACGGTGATCTAGAAAAAACAAAAGAACAAGTTGAAATCAACAAACTTGATATTGAAGCACTAAAAATATCAGTTTTGCGGATTGATGATGCAGCTGACGCTGTTGAACCACCTAAAGAAGTTGTTATTGTTAATCCAAAACCAGTCGAAAGATATTACAACACCTTGCGTTCTGGTGATTTTATCTCGGAAAGTTCACCTATTCGTCCGATTCCGAAGATGAAAGATATTGACTTAGAGGTTAAGGCTGGTTCTTTGGTCAATGTCCGCTCTGGAAGTGTATTCAAAAGGCTCACCAGACAAAACATCCATAAGTCTATGTTGTCTCAAGTATTCGGTACAAAGCGTTTGCCGATTATCGAAAAGACAACTACGCCAATTCGAGTGTTCAATGGCAGGATGAGCCTGTCTCATAGTATGTGTCATATCAAACAAACCCCATCTGGCGTGAGTAGCGGCACATTGAGGAAGATGTTGCAGGATTATAAAAAAGCTGGCATTGATTACACTGGGTTGGCTGAGTTTTCAGACCTTTCAGGCTTGGGTAAATCCCGTTCTGCTAACGACTATGTGATAGCTGCACATAGAGCCATCACTGTTAGATGTACTGGTCTGAAGCCGTCGACCAAGGTATGGCCAAGGTTTGATGGGCGTGATGTTACAAAATACACCCAGCAGACTGGTCAGAAGAAAGGCAAGTCTTACCTGATGACTGATTCGACAGGCAAGTTGACCTTCCTGTTCTTTTTACCAAACGACAGCACCATGAAATTCAGAGGACTGAAGCATTTACTAGAAGTTAGTGATGTGCAGCCGCCTATAGTGAACGGCATTAGTTCTGGTAAGAATGGCTCGACAACTCGATGTGGACAATATTACCTTGCGCCATCTAAGAAATCAAAAGGACTCGATCCGAAAACCGTACAGAAGAACATAACAAACCTTGTTCTCTCAGAATTGTCTGCCGATAAAACACAGACGAATGTCAGTATCAAAGAGATTCCACAAGAACTTCCTGATTTTCTATCACAAGTGTTTATTGTTCCGTCAAGCAAGATTGATGGCGTATTCTGCCATCACATCAGACTATTCTTTGCAAAGGCATCGTCTGATACATCATCGTCGGTTCTGTTGCAGATTAGGGAAGTTGATCGAGCAGGTGGTCCGACTAACGTATTAGTCTCGCAATCTGAACCTGTCACAAGAGCGACCATTGCAGCAGCGGCAAGCACAACGACGAATGCTAATCCTGTAGAGTTTGATTTTGACGAAAGACCTTTCTTGACATCAGGAAAGGCTTATGCGTTTACTGTCATTCCTACTGATTCCAAGGATGAATATGAGCTTTGGACAGGCATAAGAAACCAACCAGATGTTGTTAACAATAAGTCTGCGTATAGTGTTCCTGGACTTGGTGATCTATTTTCTTCTGCTACAGGAAATAACTGGGCAAAACTGCCGAATGAGGCGTTGAAGTTTGACATACGACAAAATGCTTACACCAAGTCAGCAACGTCAACGTTTGAGTTAGATAATTCAGACACCGAGTTCTTGAATGTGAATGCCATAACTCCATTTGGTCCATCGACAGCAACCACGGGATTCCAAACAGATGAGATCGTTCGTGGAACATGCTTGATGACAATAACACATGACGCTGCTGTAACAATTGTGGCGGGTGATGCATTGAAGAGTAAGGTTGCTAAGAATGTGCCTGATTATGACGCTTTCATCAACACAAACACTGACACAACTACATGGGCAGACGGAACTGTGAGGGCTGTAGTTTCTGAGCCCACAACCACTACAACTCTCGTTCAGATTGATGCGTTCGGTAACTTCCCTACTTCAACAGCAAATACCCACAGCACGTTGTTTAGAAACAATGTTAATATAGGTGTGGCGTCTGCATTTACGGCAAATACTGTACAAGGTAAAGTGTCGTTTCTTAATACCGATTATGGCAGAATACGTCTTTCCGATTCAACAGGCACTACAACTCATGGGTTTGGTGCGTCTCAGTATATTCGCGGACAAGAAAGAGGCGCAGGTGCATTAATCACTGAGGTTGCGAATATTGATATTGACGCCATTACGATAAATGCTCCATTATTCACACCAAAATTCACTAAGATTGATTGGCAGATGAAAACCACTTCTTTGGCTGGCGTTACTGATACTGCATTCTCCTCTGTTCAGCCAAACGAAAGGGTTGTTTTCGCTAAAGATCAGAAGAGAATCTATAGTGCATCAAACAGAGATACAAAATCATTACTCATTAAAGGTACTATGACAACCACTGACGTTCGCGTTGGTCCAACAGTCGATGTAAACGATGCATCGGTGAGTGTTGAGCAAGAAAGAATTAGTGCTACTACTGGAAATGAGCAGTTTCCTGCAGGTGAGGCTTCTGCTCGATATATATCACAGGTTGTTCCTGCTAGTCGACCTGAAGGCGGTGCTGGCGAGAAATTCTTCTTTGCTGTTAGAGGATATATGCCGAAAGAGGGTGGTGTTACTGTGTATGTTAGAGCTAGGAATGAAAATGATCCTGAGCCTATCGAGGATAAGATCTTCACCCAGTGTGAGGATTATTTCACAAGACCTGCTGAGCAATCAACGCTTGGGGACTTCACTTCAAGCACCTCTAAATTGTTCAGACTTTTCTCTGCGGCGGGCACTGACAATGCTGGGTTTGCCACTGCCAATAAGTTGTTCGAGAACACTTTGGATAATAAGATTATTGCGTATGAGTCAACGGATGGTTCTAGATATTCTGGTATTGATTATATCCAATACAAGATTGTTTTGACTCGCCCTGATGGTAAGGGTAGAGATTACACTCCTTCAATACACAACTTGACTAGTGTAACGCATAAGAGACCTGTATAGTGCAATCGAAAGTAGTTTCTGTTAGAGGTCGTCCTGACTTGACATTTGATGTTGAGTCTGGGGCGATCTTTTGCAATGACGTTTCTTCGAATAGAGCATATGAAGAGAAGATAGCTAGAAACGCAAAAGACAAGCGCGTGACAGACGAGATAGAAAGTCTCAAAAGTGATATGCAAGATATAAAAACTATGCTGCAAGTTCTAATAAATAACAGACAATAGAGATTGAATTGATACGACAAATATCTGAAAACGGCTCAATCAATTCTAATAAATAATACTAGTCCCTCACTATAAGAGAATAGAGAATTTCAAATGACAGTACCTGTATCAAATACCCAACTGAGCGATAGCTTTAATACTTGGAGATTAAACACCAACTTCATCTCTACGATTATAAGCAACAATGTTGTCACCGTAGCGAGAGCAGGTGGTGCTAATAGGGGCGGCTCAGTTACTGGAGACGGTCATGTTGAGGGGACGTTCTCTTCTACAACGCTGAGAACTGATAAACTGAAAAGCGGCGACACAGTTGGTGATAATGGTGGAACGCTTCTTATAGAATCCAACACACATATAACTGGCGCTGGAGTTGAGTTGTTCACTGTTGACGCTAATACTGTGTTCAACGCAAATGTGACATTCAACACTACTGGTACAGAGCAAGTCGATCTTGGCGATGTGAGTAGGATTCGCTTGGGTGGCGGTGCTTCTGGTCAGGTTCTTGTAATAAAAGAAGGTGGAACAACTGACGAACTACAATATCAAGACTTCAAATTAAGAGACTTACAAGGCGACCATGCCTATGAAGTGAACAACAGCGACTTAACAATGGCTGGCGGTAACACTACATTCCGTTCTGGTGGCAATTCACCACACTTACTATTCTCTGGCGGTACTGGCGGTACTGGTGGGAACAACGATATTGCTTCGATATACCTTGCTGGTGCTTCGACTCTTGGTAGTTCAGATCTATACTTAAAATTAGTTGATACTGCTGGTCAATCACAATTGGTTATCACAGACTCAGATGATGCTGTTGTTGCGACTATTGACTCAAACGGCAATGCTAATTTCACAGGAACGCTAGGTTCTGGTAATGCTACAATCACTGGCACTCTAGGTGTTAAAGGTAATACAGACTTAGATGGTACGCTGAATGTTGACGGTGCTTCAACTCTTGAGGCGTTAGAAGCTAAGAATACAACTGTTATCGGTACATTAGGCGTTAAAGGTGCTGCTGATATTGACAGCACTCTAAATGTTGATGGTTCTACGACACTAGAGGCGTTAGAAGCTAAGAATACAACTGTTATCGGCACATTAGGCGTTAAAGGTGCTACGACTTTAGATAGTACATTACAATCTGGTGCCGCCACAGTCATTGGTGACTTAGGCGTTAAA